GCTGCACATAATAACTTTCTAGTAATATTCTGTGAACATCACATTGTATTATATCAAAATGCAGATGATATAAGTAACATATCATTAAATGATGTGATAGTAGGTACAGGTTGTATTGCAAGAGACTCTGTACAAGTTATAGGTACTGATTTAGTATTTCTATCTGATAGTGGTCTAAGAAGTCTAGGTAGAACCATACAAGAGAAGTCAGCACCACTAAGAGACTTGTCAAAGAATGTAAGAGATAATTTTCTTTCTCTTGTAGCAGTAGAGAGCAAAGATGAGATAAGAAGTGTATACTATGAGAAAGAAGCATTTTATTTACTAACTTTACCAGCTTCAGGTTTTACATTTTGTTTTGATGTAAGAGCAACACTACCTGATGGTTCATACAGAGTAACTAGATGGGATAGTATAGACCCATCATCATTAGCGGTAACAAATGACAACAGGTTACTACTAGGACAACCTAATGGTATAGCACAGTATAAAAACTTTACTGATGGTGGTTCTAGTTATGTATTTAGTTATTTATCACCATATTTAGACTTTGGTAATCCTGCTGTAACTAAGATACCTAAAAAGATTAATGTAACAGTCATAGGTGCTATTAATACTACATTAGCTTTGAAATGGGCTTTTGATTATGAAAACAGTTTTAATAATGCTGATGTACAAACAAAAGAAGGAAATATTGCTGAGTATGGTACAGCAGAATACAATGTAGCAGAATATTCAGCTTCTGTATTTATTGACAAACTTAGTACACAATTATCAGGAAATGGTACTATTTTACAAGTAGGAGTAAACGCATCAATAGATAGTAACCCTCTATCACTACAAAAGATAGATATTTATTCAGTTCTAGGAAGGACTATATAATGAGTAATTATTCAAAAACAACTAACTTTGCAGCAAAGGATACGTTAAACAGTGGAGATCCAAACAAAATCGTTAAAGGAACAGAGATTAATACTGAATTTGATAATATTGCTACAGCAGTTGCGACGAAAGCTAATAGTGCCTCCCCAGCGGTGACAGGCACAGCAACAATTACAAATGTTGTACTATCAGGTACATTATCTGGTGGTTCAATAGAGGGAGGGTCATACTCATGAGTATCCTAGATGCTTACAGAATGTTTCAAGAACAGCAACTTGCACAAGGCATAGACCCTTCTGTTGCTCCTAGATTGACACAACAAGAACAAGATGCAATGAGGTTAGCTGCTACGTCTCCAGAACCCACCAAAGCCCCACCACAGCCCTCTGGAGACGATAGTAGTACTGGTATGCTTGCAGAGACAAGAGAGCAGTCACAGGCTCGTGAGAGCGTTACAGACGATACTACGTCTTATGAACAAAGAGTTAATAATCTAAAAATAGAATTAACTAATCAAATGGATATGTTAAAGCTCAATGACTTTGCTTATGTAAATCCTGATGATTTAGACTATATTATAGATGAACAAGCTAAAGAGTTTGCTAAAGCTGGTGTAGATAGTATATTAGATATAGGAAAAAGAACTGAAAAAGTAAGAGATAATAATAGAGAAGTAGAACAATTTACTGATCCTAATACTGGTAATACTAAATATAGATATACTGAAGGTATGGTTGGTTTTGGAGGTACGGGTGAAAGAACTATAGAAGTAGACCCTAGTTTAGTTAGAGAAGTATCCTTACAAGGTGCTCAAGGATCTACTGAAACAATGTATATGGCAACTATACCTTCTGAAATGCCTGTATTATATAATAAAAAAACTAATGAAAGAATAGATGTATTTCAGGGCGGTGGTACTTTATATGGTGGTGGTGATGAAGCTACAATATTTGGTGATTTGTATTCAGGTGTAGAAGGAGGTGCTGCTTTAAACATAGAATTTATGGAAGACGGTACTCCTCTGTTTTACCCATTATATAAAGATACTTCTGACCAAGCTATGATAAACGCAGCGGTACTAGTAGGTAGTCTAGCTATAGGTGCTGGAGGAGGTTTTGGTGAGATAGGTAAGTTTGTAGGTGCTGGAGAAGCAACAACAGCAGGAGCAAAAGCAGTAGGAGCAGCTATAGTAGGAGGTGGTGGTGGTTTTATAACAAGCGGAGGCGATTTTAAATCAGCAGCTATAGGTGCATTATTAGCAGGTGCTACTACTTATGGTATTCAAAGCGGATTTGTAGGAGAAAAATTAGTTGAATTAGGAGTTCCTGAAAGTTTTTTAAATGGTGATAATCCTCTAGGTTTTAAAATACCTATTGGTGATCCTGCTTTATCAGGAATAGATGCAGGAGGTGCTTTACAACAACCTGGTGATGTAAGTTTAGATACCGCAGAAGGTTTGGATTATTCTTTAGATCCTACAGATGCTAGTTTTAATCGTCCTTTAGATTTTAACCAAGGAACATATTTTGGAGAATCAGGATTAGCTGCTGATGATTTGAGTCAATTTTCTGTAGGTGATATTTCATCAACACCAGGAGGTGTTAAAGTTAAATCTCTATTTGACGGTAAAACATTTGCTGATATAACAGCAGGAGATTTAGGTTTAAATTATTCTTTAGATCCTACAGATGCTAGTTTTGATTTTAGTGATTTTTCTAACATAAACGATGCAGCAAGTGCTACAACTGCAGTAGATGATATTATAAAAGCAGCAGGTGCAGGTGTTGTAGGAAAAGAAGCAGTAGAAAAGGTAGTAGAAGAAGCTAGTAAATTTATTGACTTAAAAGAAGTGTTTGGTGAAGATGTAGGTGGTTTTCTGGAAGGAGCAGTAGGAACTGGTATAGACTTTGCTAAACTAGAAGAAATAAGAAAAAGACTAGAAGGTAGAGGTGAAGACATAGCAGGAGAGTTTGCTGATTTATTTAAACCTTATACAGTTAGAAGCGGTTTAGGAGTAAGTGAGATAACTCCTGAAGGAGCTACTGCTACTGCTGATGTAGCATATCAACCACTAAGAGAGAGTTACTTAGAGAGTGCTACACAGTTAGCAGGACAGATACCAGGCACTAGAGAAGAAGCTGCACAGTCTTTGTTTGCTGATATATCAAGACTATCAGAACCACAAAGAGCAAGAGAACAAGAAAGATTGTTAGGTACACTAGCACAAAGAGGTTTACTAGGCTATGGTCAGACTATGCCAACTGTAGGTGGTGAACGTAGAGTTAATCCTTTAGCTGAGTCACTCTTTGCTGCACAAGAAGCAGGAAGAGCAAAAGAGTCACTAGCAGCTACGCAGTTTGGAACAACAGAAGCAGACAGACTTGCACAACTTAGTGGCAGACTTACAGGTGCTGCACAATCTATAGATAAGCTACCAGCAGATCAATTAGCAAGAGCACAAAATATAGCTTATACGTTAGGACAAGTACCAGCTAGAGAAGGTTTAAGAACTAAATCGCAGTTTGAACAACTAGGAGCGCAAGCTGAGATTGCAGGTTTAACAGAGTTGGGAGACTTTGGTAAAGGTTTATTTGGTTTAGAAACTGACCCTGGTAATGTCCCTATTAGCGGAGAAAGAAAGTATACCTTAGAAGAAATTAAAAACCTATTAAATTTACCTATTTAAAGGATAAAAGATATGATGGATGTAATGAAAGGATTATTTGCTAGTGATAGACCTACTGGTGCAACAGTCAGAAGAAGAACACCTGCTGTAAGGCAAAGTAGTCCTATAGGTGCTATTAGCGGTATGATAGAAGAAGCCAGAGGTGATCTATCTAGTAGCATTAGAGGTTTGTTTGGACAACAAACACCAGAAGAAGCACAAGCTCAACAGTTGCAAGAGATAAAAACAGCTTATACAGATGCTGTATTAGGTGTTGGTGACCCTAATACACCAGAAGGACTAAAAGAGGTAGCTAGAAAATTAAATAATAATCCTAACCCTAATATACAGATGGTAGGAGTAAGATTAAACCAACAAGCTGCTATACTAGAAGAGAAACGAAAAGTAGCTAATAGACAAGTTAAGAAAGATTTTTTAACAGGCATATCTACAGATAAATATACTCCTAAAAGTTTACAAAAAGCTACAGAAACAGGTAATTATTCTGATTTAGTATTTGCAGATAAACCTTTAACTGGAAAAGATTTAACTTATGATACTTTAATAAAAAACGGAGTAACACCTCAACGAGCTTTTGATTTAACTAATAATTTTTTACAAATAAATGTTGACGCTGCTTCTGGTCAAGTAACAGAAACTAATCTTAGAACTGGTATTACTAAAGTCCTGCCTATTGACACAGTATCTGTTCAAGAAGTAGCTTCAAGTGAAATAGCACAAAAACCTGACTATAATAAACTATTTGAAGAAGCTGGTATAACTATGTTACAAGGAGTAGAAAAAGGAACAGGTATATTATCAGGGTATCAAAATTTTGTAAACATTACTGTTGGGCAGGCTACTGATAAATTACCATACCCAGGTGTAGGAGAAATGAGGCAGTTACTAGGTATGGCTACACAAGAACTTGCTAGTAAATTAAGAGAGAATGTTAGAGCAGATAAAGAAAGAACAGAAATAGAACAAATGCTTGACATTAAACCTTCTTTTCTTCAAAGTAAAGAAAACGCAATAGAAAAAATAGAGCAAATACACGCATATTTAACTACTAAACGAAATGGATTAGCAAAGATTGCAGATAATGTTAATAATCCTAGACAAACTAGAGTAGATGCAAAGTCTAAAGTAGAAGCAATAAATTCTTTTTTACCAAAATTAGGAGTAGAAAAAAGAAACACAGCTAGTATGTTAAAATATGAAGATTTAAAAAAAGACGTTAAAAAATCTTTTGCGGAATATGCAAAGAAAAAAGGAGCAAAACCAGAAGAATTATGGAATAAAATATCTCCAATTAATAGAATGTACTTTTTTTAAGAAAGAGCATAATGTTAGATAAAAGACAATTAGAAATATTAGAAGAAGTAGATTCTGTAGATGCAGAAAAAGATTCTAGTATAGCAGGAACAGCTAAACAAGGACTAGAAAGATCAGCACATCTTGCTAGAGAGTTATATACTGGTATTGCAGAAGAATTACTACCACAATCAGCACAAGACTTTTTGTATGATTCTGGTTTTACCTATAAAGGTGAACCTAAAGATATAACATCTGGTTCTGTTAGAATGGTTGGAAAATCACTACCATATGGTATAGGAGCTGGTTTTGCTTTAGGAAGAAAAGTTATGGGAGAAACTGTAGGTATGTTATCTTCACAAGCACAAAGAGGTTTAAAAGAACTTCCGTATGTAGGTCGTTTTTTAGAACCTTTATCTAAAAGTATAAGAACACAGCCAGGTAGAGTAGCTGCTGGAGAGATAGCAGCAGCAGGTGCAGCAGGTGCAGCTAGAGAAGCTGTACCAGAGGAATATCCTACAGCTAGAGAGTTTGCTACTTTTGGAGGAGGTATGTTAGGAGGTGCTATTGTTGATTTACCAACTACATTGAAAAGAGGAGCGCAAAGTACTTTAGAAACTATTGTTCCTTTTTCACAAGAAGCTGGTGAAATAAGGGCTGCTAAACAAATGCAAAAAAGAGCAGTAGACCCAGAAGCTGCTGCGGAACAAGTTTTAGCAGGTAAAAAAGGAATTACTCCAGCTAGATTAACAGGGCAAGATACTTTAATAGCTCAAGAAAAAAGAATAATTGATGAATTTGATGCTCAAGATCAAGCTAAAATAAATCAAGAATTAAAAGCAGTAGAAGAAACTAATATTGAAGAATTAAAAAAAATGGCAGAAGGAGAAAAAAGTTTGTTAGATTGGCAACAATCAGTAATACAAAAAGTAACTGCTCCTGGCACAGTAATAGAAAAAAATGACATTGATACTATGTTGCAAAAAAGTTATGAAAGTTTTACTCCTTTATATAAACAAGCACATGGTCAAAGAATTGATGTAACAAATCTACGAAAGAAAATGTTAAAGTCTATACAAGACAAAACTATACTTTCTGGAAGTAAAGAAAGAAAAGCAATTAGTGATTTTGTTAATAGTCAATTTAGTTCACTAAAAAGTAAAATTAAAAAAAGTGATAAAATTAAAGAAATGGATAGTCAAGATTTATTAGAATTTAGGTCAGTTATTCGTGGTAAAATTAGAGAAGAAAAAACACCAACTGAAAGGTCTAAACAATACAGAGGTCTTTTACAAAACGCAGAAACTGAAATAACTAAAGCACTTGAAAATAGTTTAACTCCAGACTCTAGAAATATTTTAACAAGTGCTGACCAACAATATAGACAATATAAAATTATTGAAAATGCTGCGTACAAAGCTGCTGAAAAACCTTTTACTTCTGAAAATGTTTCAAGTGCTATTAGAGAGGCTTCATCTAGTAGAAGTTTTTATGCTAGAGATTTTAACGAAACAGAAAAACAATTAAGAAAATTAGCAAGAACAGGAAGAAGTGTAAAATCTGTATTAGGCAATCCTGAAGACGCTAGAAATTTAATAAAAGGTTTTTCTGATGAAGAGTTAAAAAGTATTAAATCAGAATTTGTAAGGCTAGGTTTAAATAACTCCTTAACTTATGATGATATTGCTAGACAAGATATAATTTCAGCTAATAAACTTAATGATTATTTTAAAAATAATGTAGGCACAGCAAGGGCTTTAAAGTTTACTGATGATGAACTAAATAGAATAAATACTTTAAACAAAGAATTATTATTAATTAATAAGAAACCAGATGTGCAAGTAGCTAGATTATTTGAAGATGAAGTAGCAACAGTGGCTAACTTAGTAATGACTTTATTCGGAGCTAAAACAGGTTCTAGGTTTTCGTCAGATTTAGGTTCTGGTTTAGTCTTGTCTCAGTTTTTTGCTGCAAATGCAAGAAGACTTTTAGCTAATTTAACTTTTGATAAAGCTACTCAACTATTACAACAATCAGTTACTGACCCTCAATTGTATGCTGCTTTACTTACTAAAGACACAGCTTCATTAAATAAGAAAAAAGAATCAGCAAGGATTATACAGTCATGGTTATTAGCTAACTCACCTCCAGAAACTTTACCAGATGTAGAGGGTGTTGTGCGTAAGTTTACAGAAGAAACTGAAGAACAACCTGTTGAAGGTTTTGATAGAAGACAATTAGAAGTACTAGAAGGACTATAAGTTGATCGACCCAATCACAGCTTTAGCTACAGCAAATGCAGTATTTCAAGGTATTAAAACAGCAGTAAACTATGGTAAAGAAGCTCAAGAGGTGTTCTCACAGCTAGGTAAGTGGGCTTCTGCGGTAGAAGATGTAAAGTTCTGTTTAACACAAGAAGAAAGTAAGCCATCTATATTCAAGAAGATTACTTACACTAAGTCAAGCACAGCAGAAGCATTTGATGAACTTGCTGCAAGACAAAGAATTAAAGAGATGGAGAAGGAACTAAAGCATATGTTCTACTGGGGTTCATTGCACCATCTTGGTGCAGATGGTTATAAACAACTAATACAGATTAGAAGGTCAATTCAACGTAAACGTGAAGCACAGGTATACCAACAAATACGCAAACGTAAAGAACTCATTTACAATTCCACTATGTTATCTATTATAGCTGTTCTGCTTATGGCTGGATGGTGGATGGTGCAGTTCTTAATTGACTCAATAAAGGGAGTACAATGATAGAAATACTACTATCTACTATGTTAGTAACTATAATACCACAAAGAGAGCAATACTACTGTAGGCTACAACGAATGGAAAGAGGATTGTGTATCTATTGGTGTGCTAATGAGTATAAAGGGTTTAACTGGTTTGAAGTAGAGACTGAGAATGGCTGTAAAATAAAGAAGAAATATTATACAACATAAGGAGAATAGATGTTACAACTACTTACTGGTCTGCTTCCTGTAGCAGAGAAGGTCATAGACAGGGTAATACCAGACCCTAAAGCAAAACAACAAGCACTCAAAGAACTAGCTGAGATGGAACAAAAAGGTGAACTAGCTAAGTTAGAATCAGAGATGCAAGATAAGCAGTCTGCTCGTGAAAGAGAGATGAAGATAGCAAACAGTGAGTTTGCCCCAATGCTAAATAAGATTGTTACTCCTATACTAGCACTAGGTACAGTAATACTAGCGTTTGGTTTATTTCTTGTAATTATATTTGTAGAAGTAGATCCACAGTCTAAAGATATATTGATATATGTACTAGGTACGTTATCATCAGCAGTAACTATGGTATTAGGATACTACTTTGGTAG